CGACAAGACGAAGCCAGATCGCATTGTTATGCAGGCCGCTGATGTTCACGCGCCGATCTGGGGCCGCACTTATTGGCGGTATCTAGACACCGGGCATATACACCAAGACAGCAGCAAAGATATCGGCGGAATCTTCTGGGAATCGCACCGGGCAATCACCACTCGTGACGCGGCTGCGGCTGGCTTTGGATACACGGGCCGATCTACCATGAAGTGCATCACTGTTCACCGCGAGCGCGGCGAGGTTATGAGGCACACGGCAGCGATAGGTTGATTGTGAGCGCGGAACGGGTTGCGCACCCCTTTCCAGCATCCGGGTTTCCAAGGTTGCGGCCCCGCTACGCAGAACCTCCCGACCTCGATGTGCATTGGTAGGCCATGCCATCCGCGCATCGATGCTGCCGCGCTCGGGTGGATCATTCGGTCGGCATAAAGCCTAACCCCGTGGCATAGGCAAAAAATGATCCGCCGGAAAGCGGTTGTGGGGGTTTCTTTCACCCTAAGCAGCGGTCAGTAGCGCCCTGCCATTCTACCCCACATAGGGCATCCATTGATGTATCATGCGTGGTCTTGGCTGGGAAGATAAGCAGCCTTACCACGCTGCGGGTGTTTTGACGCCACCGCCCGCTGGGCTTGCTTACATACCACGAATCCACTGTTCGACCAATGGTAGATATTTGTGATCTTCCCCGTATTTCTCAACCCAAGATGCTTTCCCGTTGTGGATCGCATCCGGGCCGTCCTGATGGTGCGCCTTGCAAAGCGGTATCACCTCAAAGTCACTAGCTTTAGATGATCCGTAACGCCCGCAGATCACATGATGTGCATCACTTGGCCCGTGCTTCAAGCAGATCACGCAGGGCAGTTGTTTGACGCGGGCAATGTGCGCCCGCGCCTTAGCTGTGCCACGCTCGGCCTTGGGTTTCTTCTGACCAAGCGGACCTCTGTCTGCTAGGTCAACCATCTTTCCCACTTCAGACATTGGATGTTGTTTTTCTGGGCTAGTTCGTAAAGGTGCGACACTCGACATTTAGACTTCTTGGCACGTTTAATCGCTTCCGCAATTATGTCCTTTTCTTCATATAGTGCTTCTAGCTTTTCATAAGCGATGGGCCGCATGGCCTTTTTGAGAATCCAAAGCATATCACATCCCCAGCGCTACGCGATACATGGTTTCGATTGCTTCTTCCTCGGCCAGATCGTCGGCGCGTTTCTTGCGCAGCGCCACGACCTTGCGCAGAACCTTTACATCAAAGCCGGATGATTTCGCCTCGGCATAGATCGTTTTGCGCACCTCGGTTTCGTCAGCAATGGTAGCATTCTGCGCTTCGATGCGTTCCACGATTTGCAGCAATTCTTGGTTGATGTCTTCCATGTTATTTCCCCGGTTTGGTTGTTGGTAGGATTTTCAGCACGGCTTTGCCTTCATCAGTAAATTTCCAGTAGTTGCCTTGCGTATCAAATCTCCAAGGCAAAATTTGATGATGCAATGGCAAATCAGTGCGTTCAATCCAGCCACATTTTTCGAGACTGTAAAGCGCCGCTCCGTGAACACCGCATTCCAGCGATGTGAAAACCTTTAGGCCGCACGCCTCAATGTCTTTGAGCGCTTGCCACCTCGTGCTGTTTAGTCTTGGTTTCATTCCTTCTCCTTTTCAGACCACTCAACACCATGTCGAGCGCCATACTCAAAAATTGTTTCGATCAGATCCGACATCTGCGGCTTGGTCAGCTTTGATGATCTGAACCCCAGCGGGAATGGACCTGACCCATCCAAGCCTTCCGCAAATGCCACCTGATGGCCTAGAGAGTGCAGAAAGGCGCACTTCCAAGTCTCCGGCGTCCATCTGCGGCCTTCTGGGCGGGCCATTGCCACATCGGTCAGCATGGCCCACATCTTATCGTTTTGCTCTAAGGTCCGATCACCGCCAGAGATGGTGACTGTCGCCAAGTTTGGTGCAGCGTCTATAAGCTGGTGCGCATATAGCCGCTGCCGTGGACCCGTGAGGCGAACCTTGTAAGGCATCAGCCTGCGCCCTGATTGGTCCAGTGGCTGACCATCACCGCGCTGACCTCATCGCGTGGGATGTCCAGTTCCTGCGCCACCTTGTCGAGCGTCAAGGATGGGATGGCATTCCACATGCCACCTGCTTCGTCCTCGATGCGTTCATAAGTCGCAATGATTAGCTTGAAATTAAGCATTGAACTTCTCCCGCAACTGCTGGAGTTTCATTTCCAGATCGCCCAAGAACTTGATGACCTCGGCCTTGATGTCTGTCTGCGAGGCGGTATCTGCGTGGACCCGCTGCATCCAGAAATTCATATCGCCCGGCATCCTCGGATCGAAGCTGACGAAATCACACCATTCCCGGCCAGTGCACATCATCTGCACCTGCATCTGGATCATGTATTTCGACGGAACCTTGCCAGCCAGCAGCGTCTCAATGTGGGTGGCGGAGTTCGGGCATTTGATTTCGATCAGCCCATCCGATCCTACCAGCCCGTCAGGTGATGCGCCGAAGCCCGCGATGGTCGGGTGCGGGATGAAGCCTGTCTCCACCACAGCCTCGCCTGTCATCAACTCGTAGGCCATGCGGGCCTGTGGCTCAGTATCCGTTCCCCACTGCATGGCGGTGCTAGAAAAGCCCTCTGTCGGCGTCTGCGTCAGGCGTTCGGTGATAAGCTGCGCCATGTAGTTAGCCCGGCTGGCGCTGTAGCCCGTCTTAGTCGTCGCCATCACATCGGCGGTGCGGGATGCTGTGACGCATCCCAACCGCGCTGCGAACCATTCCTCAGAGCGCTGTTCCATTTGTCGCCTCCATTTGTGCTGCTTTTTTCTTGAGCATGGCGATTGCGTCTACCGCCTGCTTCTCGGTCAGGTCTTCAAGCGTCTTCACTTTCCAGTAAGCGCAGAACTTTACCTCGTCAGTATCGGTGTCAAAGATCAGTTCGTTGATCTCTTGGAACTGCTCTGCTCCGATCAGGCGGATCGCCTCAGCCTTGGGCGCGGCTTTCGCAGCTGCGTTGCCATCATCGTCTTCCGGCGCGATGCCTGTGAGGCTTTCAAGGCCGATCCGCTTGGCATAGGTCGTGGCCGACTTCATCCCCTGCATATCTTGCTTGTTGATGATCAGCGGCACATCGCAGGAAACGCTGGTTTCGCTTGCGCCATGAACCAGCATCGTGCGCATCACGGCGCCCTGTTCATCCCGCACCATCATGTGGAACATGGCGATGCCTTGCTCGGTCAGCGCAGGGACGGCAACCGAAACCACATCGGCCAGATCCGCATATTTGGATTTGAACGCGGGGTTGGTTGCGCCTTTCACAACCTTGCCCATGCCAGCCTGTGCCGCGCACAAAGCCATGTAGATGTTTTTGTGTTCGGTCATTTCAGAACCCCAATCCATAACCCAAGAAGAACAGGCCGTAGGCCATCACAAAGAGCATCACAGCCCCAAGTGCATCCCCAATCCATTCACGCATTAGTAAAACTCCACTTCGTTCCAGAGAGACAGGATTGCGTCCTGCAGCGCTTCCGGCAAATCTTTCATCAAGAACGGCATATCCAAGATGTGCAGTTCCGACACTTCAACCGTGTTCATGTCAACTTCTTCCCAGACAGGCGAACCCGGCACACCGAAGTCTGTGCGGACACTATCTGCGACAAAGCGGACTTTGATTTCTTCTCCGTTGTAGTAAGCTTGCATGGCTGTTTCCTCCTGTCCTTGCCCGTTTTTTGTAATGCGCTTGTTCAGACTTGGCAACAACTATTTGCATCAGGCGCAACTTTATGTAAGATGGCCGCATGGAAAACACATCACGCATTGCTCTGGCCCAGCACATCAAGGCCGAAGGTATGAAGAAGAAAGAGTTTGCTGAGATGCTCGGTGTCAGCGCATCGCAGCTTTCTCGCTGGCTGTCTGGCGCGGTTGTGCCGGATCGCCTATCACGCAAGTTCGTGGAGTTTGCCACCCGGCAGGCTGTTTCATCGGACGGCTGGCAATGAAGATTCAACCCAGCTTTGCGCGCAAGACAGCTAACAAGTATGGCGCCAAGAAAACAATGGTTGGCGAAGTCCAGTTTGCGAGCAAAAAGGAAGCGCAGCGCTTTATGGAGTTGCAGCTGCTGGAGCGGGCTGGGGAGATCAGCAACCTGCGCCGACAGGTCAAGATCGACCTGATGGGACAGCATCGCCCGCTATACACTCGCACGGGCCGAAAGATGAAACTTACCGCCGATTTCGCTTATATAGAGGACGGCATCGAGGTTCTGGAGGATGCCAAGGGGATGTGGACCCGCGACTTTGAGGTGCGCTATGCTGTCGCCATTGCGATGGGGTTAAATCTGCGCGTGACGTAGAAAACGCTTTATCTGATGTTGCATCAGGTATAGAAAAGAAATGGGCAGGGAACGCGCTAACGTTCAACCTGCCCTAAGTAAGCCGCAGCAGAGGGAGAGTCTGCTGGTTATCGGCAAGCGCAATGCGAGTGCGCTGATCGCAGTTCTACACTGCGTGAGGCAACTCCACAACACCAAGGAGTGGCTAAATGGACGACTACACAACATGGTTGGTGATGAAGCAGACGGGGCTAAAGCCAGCCGCGAAGATGGCCCTGTATTGGATCGCTGAAGCCCATGACGAAACCACAGGCGAATGCGTGGTGGGTATCAACAGGCTGGCGCAGCTGTGCGAGGTCTCTTGCAAGTGCGTTCAGACGCATCTGGCGCATCTTAAAAAGATTGGGCTGATTAGCGTAAGCACCCGGCATCACGTTAGCAGGGCGCAGGACGTTAACGCTTACAAACTGAGGTTGGATCAATGAGCATTAAAATTATGTCTATGATCTGGGACCGAGGCCCGGCAAGTCAATCTGAGAGGTTTGTTCTCTTAGCCTTGGCAGATTATGCCAATGACGATGGCGAATGCTGGCCGTCGATTGATGGTGTTGCAAGGAAAACTTGCCTGACAGATAGGGGCATTCGAAAGATCATGCGCCGCCTTGAAGAAACAGGATGGCTTGAAATTGATCTGGGTGGTGGGCGCAAGAACTGCAACCTATACCGCATAAAAACCCTGAACGTGGTTCAGCCTGAACGAAGTTCACCCCCTGAACGTGGTTCCAAAAAACCCTGAACGTAGTTCCGTAAACCCTGAACGTGGTTCAGCCGAACCATCAATAACCATCAATGAACCGTCAGTAAGTAATAGCGCATCGGAAATCATTACGGTTCTTGGATCATGGGCGTCAGAGGATGCAGTGAATAGTTTCATTGCATATCGTAAGAAATCTAAGAGCAAGGGTTTGACCCTAACCGCAGCCAAACGGCTTGCAGCCAGCTTACAGGAGATTTTCAATGCAGGAGAAAACCCCGATGACGCACTTGGTCTCGCAGAAGAACGCGGATGGCAAACAGTCAAGGCAGATTGGTATTTCCAATCTCAGCGAACTGACAGAGGAACAAATCGACAAGGGTCGGGCATGGCTGCGGCTTTTGCCACAGTTGCAGCAGAATGCGCTGCCAGAGAAAGATACCGTGCTGAGAATCCAGAAGACCCTAATGACACCATGCTCTGGGGTGTGGATATCAGCTAGGGTCGCTGCGCTTCTCAGCCCCTATTATGAAAAAGACACGCCGCAGGCTGTGCGGGAAATGGAAGCCAGAGATTGGGAACAAGCTCTAAGCGGCTTCCCTCAGTGGGCGATCGAGAGGTCAGTGCGCTGGTGGAAGTCAGATGCCAACACAGACCGCCGGAAACGCCCGCTAGAAGGCGACATCGTGGCTCGGTGTAGGGTTGAGATGGACGGCGTAGCATCGGCGTCTAAGGTGCTGGAGATGAAGCAGCGCGGCGTAGAGCATAAGCTGGAACCGCGTGAACGCCTGACAGCAGACCGGGCTGCGGAAATCATGCGGGACGTTGGCTTTGGCGTGAAGCGGATGGAATGAAAATAATTGCGCCAAATGCAAGAATGTTGTTTACAGCGTTTGTGGATGTTGTAAGGTGTCTACAAGAACACCGCAACAGCAAAGGAAGCCACCATGTACAAGATGACCGCCAACAACACTAGCCGCGTCTACCCAGAGACTGTGACATGCCAAAGCGTAAACCGTTTGGCCAAGCGCAAATTTGGCGAGACTATCGGATACAACAATGGCGGAGACACCGCAGTTGTGCTTGACGCAGATGGGCGCACTCTGGCGCAATACAAATATCAAGAGCGGTTCTTTAGCACTGAGGCTTACCTTAACAACTAATCTCAGAGTGACCAGCCCTGCGGGGCTGGCGCTATCACCAACAACGGGAGAACAAAATGACCGCCTTCGAAAAGCAGCAACGCGAGACGGAAGAAATGATCCGCAAATGGTATGACGAGAAGCCAAAAATGGCTGGCTCAGCGGAATGGACTTTTGAGGATGAAGTACTTGCGCTGATAGACTGGAGAGATGCAACACAACATGGAGCAACAAAATGATCAACATGACAATCGCCGGAAACGTGGGCAAGGACGCCCAGCTGCGAACCACGCAGGGCGGTGACCCTGTGCTGGGCTTCTCAATCGCCATCGACAACGGCAAAGACAAGAACGGCAACAAGCGCGAAAGCACTTGGGTGCAATGCAATGTCTGGGGCAAGCGGGCTGACAGCCTAAGCAGCCACATCGTCAAAGGCACGAAGCTGGTGGTG